GCGACGCGGACGTGGTCGACTTCATCGACCTGCCGGGCGGCATGGATCCGGGCGCCGAGAACGTGGGGAACCTCACGCCCGGCTATTACCAGGCGATGATCAAGGCCAACCCCGAATGGTGGGTGAATATCTACGTTCACAACCGCTGGGGGCCGTCGCGGCACGGGCGGCCGGTGTATGACACGTTCCGCCAGGACCGGCATGTGGCGCGCCACGATTTCGACGCCGATCCGTCGCTGGACCTGTGCATCGGTCTTGATGCCGGGACCGAGACAGGCGGGCGGCCTGCGGCCGTCATTTTCCAGGTGACGCCCTTCGGGCGGGTCAGGATCCTCGACGAGCTCTACCTGGGCCGGTGCGGGCCCAGCAAGTTCTTCGAGGCGCTGCTGGGCCTGCTCGACCAGAAACACCTGCGCGCGGCCGCGCACCGGCTGCGGATCTGGTGCGACCCGTCCGCCTTCGGCGGCGGCGACAAGGAAAGCGGCGAGGCGACCTGGGTCGAGATGGGCGAGGAAGCGCTCGGCGTGCAGATCGATCCGCCGGAAAGCAACGAGCTCGAGGGGTTCCGGCTCGAGACGGTGCGGATCCTGCTGCGCGAGGCCGAAGGCGACGAGCAGGGCATCGTCTTCTCGCCGCGCTGCGGCCTGCTGATCAAGGGGATGAACTCCGGCTATTGCTACGAGATCCGCGAGATTGCCGGCAAGCGCACCGAGGACCCGAAGCCGAAGAAAAACGATGCCAGCCACCCCCAGGACGCCCTCGGGCACGGGCTGACGGGCTTCTTCGGGCGGGCCTTCGTGACCAATGCGACGCGCCGGCGGATCGATCCGGAGCGCCAGGGCGCGCGGGGGCTTTCGACGCCGGGGTTCACGGCCGATTTCGATCTGTTCGAATGAGGCTGCGCGCCGCCACCCTTGCCGACCTGGCCGAGCTGCTGCCGCCGCGGCTGCCGCGCCTGTTCGTGCAGGCCTACGCCCTGCAGCTGCGCCGGTCGGCGGCGTTCACGGCCGTCGACGATGCCGGCGTGGCGCTGGTCGGCGGGCTCTACCCGGATCCGGAGAGCTGCGAGCGCGAATGCTGGCTGCACCTGCGCAGCGCCCCCCGGGTCAGGGTGAAGGATCTCCTGGTCGCGGTGGTGACGGTGCTGGAGGCGGCCGGGGAAGGCTGGCCGATCGTCGCGCATGTGGACGCGGGCAGCCCCCGCGACCTGCGCTTTGCCGAGTTCCTGGGGTTCGTAACACGCGCAGAGGTGCCCGCGACTACAGTCACGCCCCGATCCCTCAAGCTGGTGCGGAGCGTCTGACCATGAAATCGATAGGCAAGCTGTTCGGCGGGGGCAAACCCAAGCCCGACAAGCAGATGAACGCGCTGCAGCGCCGCCAGATGCAGGACGCGGCCAACGAACGCGCGGCCCTCGAGGCGGAGAAGGCGGACGTTTCGGGAGGGGCGCGGCGCGCCCGTTCCGGCCGGGCGCTGCTGAGCTATGCCCGCCAACGCGGCAAGACCACGATGGGGGTCTGACCCCTTGGCCCTCACTGCTGAAAAGGCGTGCAAGCGCTACCAGAAGCTCTCGACCGAAGACGAGCAGTACTGGCAATCGAACCTGCAGGACATCTACGATTACGCGATGCCCTACCGGCAGGCGGCGGGTCATTCGGGCAAGATGGCCTCAGGCAAGACCCCGGGCGCCAAGCGCACCACGAAAATCTACGATGCGACCGCCGTGATGGCGGCGCCGCGCGGCGCCGGCAAGCTGAAGGCGGCGATGACCCCGGATCATGAAAGCTGGTTCCTGCTGGCGCCGGGCCCGCTGGTTGACAAGAGCCAGGCGACGCGCCTGGCCAAGGAACTCGAGGACACGACTGCGATCCTGCGCGCGGTGTTCGCTGCCGGCGATTTCTCGGCCGCGGCCGATGGCATGTACCTGGACCTCTATGCCGGCCAGGGCGCCATGCTGGTGCTGAAGGGCGACGAGGAAGATCTCGTCCGGTTCGTGCCGCTCTCGGCCGAGAAGGCGGTGCTCGACACCGATGCCTATGGCCGCCAGCGCGGCTGGTTCTATCCGATCCGCATGGAATGCGGCGAGATCGAGGACCGCTGGCCGGGCTACAAGAAGCACCGCGACTTGACAAAAATGATCAGCGACAAGCCGGAAACGGAAGTCGAGCTGCTGCTGCACTGCTCGCGCGAAGGCCCGCGCAGGTTCACCTGGCAGGTGATCTGGAAAGAGAAATCGCACCAGCTCCACACCGAGCCGCTGCGCTCGTCGCCGTTCATCGTGCCGCGCTTCTTCGTGGTGCCCGGCGAGCGGCGCGGCCGCGGCCCGCTGATGCTGGCCATGCCGCACATCAAGACCCTGAACAAGGCCGTCGAGATGCAGCTGCAGGCCGGCGCGTTCGCACTGCTCGGCGCCTGGATGACCAGCGATGACCAGATCTACCATCCGCGCAAGATCGCGCTGGCGCCGGGCGGCATGGTCAAGGTGAAGCGCACGGGCGGCCCGCTGGGCGCCTCGCTGGCCCGCCTGCCGGTGGCGGAGAATTTCGATCTCGGGGAGATCATCATCGATGAGCTCAGGATGCAGATCAAGGAAATGCTCCACGATGAGCCGCTGCCGTCGGAAGCCGGCGCGGTACGCTCGCCGACCGAGATCGTGGCGCGCCTGAAGCGGCTCAGCCAGGACATCAATGGCGCGTTCGGCCGTCTGCATACGGAGCTGTTCCGTCCGCTGATCGAGCGGGTGCTCGACATCATGCAGCAATGGGGTCTCGTCAGCGACAATATCCGCATCGATGACTACATCATGAAGGTGCAGGTGCTCTCGCCGCTGGCCAATTCGCAGATGCTCGAGGAAGTCGAGAAGACGGTGCGCTTCTACGAGATCCTCGTCGCCACGGCCGGCGTCGAGGAAGCGCGCATCTTCATCGATACCGATGCCTGGAGCGTTTGGCTGCATGAGCGGATGGGGATCACCTCACTGATCGTGCGCGATCCGGAAGAGCGCACGCGTCTGCGCGAAATCAGCCAGCAGATGAAGATGGCCGCAGCCGCGGCCGGGATCGACCCGTCCGCGGTCGCCAATGAAAACGAGGCCGGCGCGATGGGCGGGGCCGGGGACCTGGCAGCATGAGCGATTTCAGCGAGAATATCGGCGACCTGTCCGACGTGATCGGCGGCTATGGCCGCACCACGAAGCGCGATGACACGACGCGCAACGCCGAGATCATGACGCCGGCGCAGAAAGCCTTCGAGCGCGACCGGGCGATGCGGCGCAAGATCGACCGGCTGTTCAGCACCAAGAACGGCCAGGAGGTGCTGGCCTGGCTGGTCTCGATCACGCTCGACCGCTCCGTCATCCCGTTCGACACGCTGGGCGTCTGGAGCCGCGACCAGCGCATGACCTATGCCGATCACCGCGAGGGCGAGAACGAGCTCGTCCGCGCGATCATCCTTACACTGAAGGCCAATCGCAAAGGAGAAAGCGATGACGAAACGTAGAGGATTTTCCGCAAGACTGAGGGCAGGCGCATCGGCGCTGCCCTGGGCAATGGGCCGGGTCTACCGGGCCCCGGATGCCGGCGCCGAGGCCGGCGCGGGCGCGGCTGCGGCTGCAGCGGCCGCCGCTGCTGCAGCCGCCGGCGACAAGGGCGGCGCGGCTGACAAGGGCGGCAAGAAAGGCGCCGCGGCGATTGCGGCGGCGGCCGGTGCGGATGCCGGCGCTGGCGGCGGCGGAGATCCGCCGGCGGCGTTCAACGGCACGTTCGATCTCGCCCTGCTGCCCGACAACCTGCGCGGCGCGACCGCCGAGGAAACGCTGCACAAGCTCTACCCGGCGTTCAAGGGCTTCCGCGATGCCCAGGCAAAAGCCGGCAGCGTGCCAGGCAAGCCGGAAGAGTATCCGGTGCCGGAACTGGCCGATGATGCGAAGGCCTTCTTCCCGGAGCTCGAGAAGGATGAGGTCTTCGCGATCGCGCGGAAAGCCTCGCACAAGCACGGCTTGCCGGCCCAGCAGTTCAAGGCCGTGTTCGGCGACGTGCTGACCGAGCTAGCCAAGTCCGGCATGATCCAGCCGCTGATCGATCCGAAGGCCGAGTTCCAGAAGCTCGGCGGCACGCCGGAAGCGGCGCGCGAGGCGCAGGCCGTGGTCGACTTCATCGAGCGCCAGAAGGCGCTGAGGGGCAAGGACGGCATGCCGGCGGAGCTGCTCGAAGAGCTCGACCTGATCACCGGTACCGCGAACGGCATCAAGATCGTCAAATGGTTCATGGGCAGGATCGGCGAAAAGGGCGTCGATCTCGGCGGTGCCGGCGGCGAGGGCGATGCCTGGACGGCCGAAAAGTTCAAGGAAGCAATGCGCGATCCGCGCTACCCTACCGACAGTTCCAAGCATGACCCGGCCTTCCGGGCCCGGATCGATGCTGCTCGCAAGGCCTTCTACACGAAGGCGTAACACGCGCGGTCCTCCCCTGCGCGTAGATTGCGCGCGCACGGGATGGACCTGGCAGGTCCGGGCAACCGGCTCGAGTTTCGAGACAGGCCCCGGACACCTGCTGGCAATCGGCCCAAGCTGATTTTCAACCCAACCAGCTATGGAGCTACAAATGGCTGATGCCACAGCGCCCGAATGGTTCGTCACCGAGTACGAGCAAGGGGCAATCCACGTTTTCCAGGACCGGGGCGGACGCCTCGCGAACCGCAATGTCTGCCGCCGCAAGTCGATCACCAATGCGGAAGACGCAAAGTTCAACATCACCGGCATTCTCAACGCCTACAAGAAGCCGGTCGGCAAGCTGACGCCGCAAAAGACGGCGAAGTCGAACGTGATCATTCCGGTCGATCGCTGGAAAGCCACGCCGACGATCGACCGGTTCGATCTCGACCGGATGAATGCCGACGACCGCGACGAAAGCCAGAAAGCGGCCGGTATGGCGCTGGCCCGCGCCCAGGACAACATCCTGATCGCGGCGCTTGACGGCTCGCCGAACACGCCGCTCGGCGGCTCCGGTACCTTCATGTCGCCGGCGCTCGCCGACGAGATCAACGAAGAGCTGGCGACCGCCGACGTCGATGACGACCTGGAAGTCTTTGCGGCGATCAGTCCGCGGATGTGGTCGCAACTGATGCGGTTCAAGGAGTTCACAACGGCGGATTACAATGGCGCCGAACTTCCTTACGCGCGCGGCAACATCCGGGGATGGATGCGCACATGGAACGGCATCCACTGGATCCGCCATAACCGGCTGTCGAAAACCGGCAACCTGCGGACCGGGCACGCCTGGGTGCGCGAGGCCCTCGGGTGCGTCGACATGGGCGATCCGCGCACGATCATGACCTGGGAAAACCAGGAAGATCACTGGTTCGTCAACATGGAAGTGACGATGGGCGCCGACCTGCTGCTGCCGGAGGGCACCGTGCCTTTCCAGATCGACGAGTCGATCGCGCCGCTCGACATCGATCCGGAAGCCTACACGGCGTCCTGATCCTGACATCCCGGAAGGCCCGTGAGGGGCCTTCCGGTTTCATCTCAACCAAGGAGGCCATCATGGCTCTGGATAAATTCGGCTTCGGGACACTGGGCCATAGCGGGCAGCTCGGCGGGCTCGTCCGCAAGTGCCACTTCTACGCCACCAATGACGGCTTTGCCGCCGTGCAGACGGATGGATATTTCGACGCGGTCGCCGACCAGTTCACGCTGGGCAAAGGGGACGTCATCATCGTCTCCTACGCGAATGGCGGCACGAACGGCGTCCGGATCTATTCCGTCAACCGGGTCGCGGGTGACATTGCGCTCACCCTCGTCATCGCAACGGCCGCAGCTTAGGTACCGGGCGAGGGCCGCCGGCGGGACTTTGCTCCTTTGGCCCGCCGGCGTCTTCGCGTGACCCATGTCCACACAGGAAGCTGTCGCTCTCTACAATCTCGCGCTCGAGGAACTCGGGCAGTCTCCGATCGATGATTTCGGGGATGCAAGCCCCGGCGCGGAAAATGCCGAGGCGCGCTATACCCAG